CGGATGGAGAAATTTCTTTATTTTTATCAATTGCTTCTAATTTATTGGAGGCTTGCGTTTTTGAAGACAACGCAATTGGCGTAAAACCAAGCATTTTTAAGAAAAATCTACGCCCGTTCATTACAAATCTCCTATTATATTGGGTAAAGTGGTTGCGTTTCACGGCCACTGACAAATTGTTTCATGCTGGCCAATTCCGCCGTCCGCTCCGCGCCACGCTGAAGCATTCCAGTTGAGCGCAACCAATTCAATGCTTGCGTGACAGTATCATGTAAGTCGTCATGCTTGCCTTTTGGAAATGTCGCGCACTGCGCCACAACCATTTCGGCCCACACGCGGAATACCTCGCCAGACGGGTCGGTGGGGGCCATAATCATGCCCTCCGAAAACAAGTGTTGAATTGAGTAAGTGCGCGCCACTTTATCCAATCCCTTGGGGTCAATGAGGCGGACGCCGTAACTTTCTCCGCCAAATAGACGACGCAATTCTTGGCTGACCGATATACCTGACGCTTTGTTTTCAATCAGGAGCATATCAATTTTCCACTCCTTGGCCGACGCGGCAATCTTTTGCACCAGTTCATGCAATTCCATGCGTCCCTGCCACGCATGCATTATGATAGCCTTGGGGACGTCAGCCTCGCGCTCCTCCGCTGAAATGCGTTGCCAACTTCCGCCCATGTCTCCGCCCACGATGCCGGTCGTTGGGCCAGCGTCACGGTAAACGCCCCAAATAGTGCAAGCGGAGAAGTCACCCTCAAATTCCTTTGCGCCGAAAGCAGTATCGACCGACGCGACAACAATTTCCAAATTGTGTGGGTATTTTTCTTTGGTCCACTCGCCCCACCACTCGCGCTTGATAATACCGCCGCCCGCTGGTTCAGGCCGTTGCTGCAATTGCCCCGCCGTGGCGTAGGGGCCAAGGGTCTTCTCCAGCAAGTTAACTTCTTGCTCGCCAAAACGTTCGGGCCAAAGAAGTTGCCCCTCCTCAGTGCGGGGGTCTGTCCACACCACCGCCTCCCCGCCATTTAATTCCGCGGGGACTAATACATTGTAAGTTCGACGCGCCGCCTCAAATCGCATTGGCAAGCACAAGTGTGTCCAATCGCCCACGTCCTTTGACAAAATGTGTCCGGTAACATCCTGCTCCGACAGGCGTTGCTGAATGACAATCTTGACGCCTTTCTTGGGGTCGTTGAGGCGGGTTGACCACGCCATGTCCCACCACTCAATTGTCGAGGCAATAATTGCCTCCGAATTGGCTTCCTGAGCATTGTTAGGATCGTCGGCAATCAAATAGTTACCGCCCAAGCCGGTGGTGGCTGATCCAACCGACACAGTATTGCGTATGCCATTCTTGTCATTTTGAAACCGCGTCTTGGTGTTTTGGTCGCCCACCAACTTAAAGCGGTTGCCCCACAGTGTTTGATACCACTTGCTTTCAATCAAGCGTCGGCACTTGACCGAATCCTGAATTGACAAATTCATTGCATATGAGGAATGCAAAAATTGCATACCGGGGCCGGACGTTGGGCTGCTTATGCTTTGCGTCCACACCCACGCGGGAAACATTGTCCCCGTAATGGTTGACTTTGAAAAGCGGGGCGGGACGTTAATGATCAAATTACGGATATACCCGTCGCAACATGCCTGAAGGTGTTCACATATGGCTTGCAAGGCGAATCCGCCGTGGGCAAATGGCGCGGAGTCAACCTCGCGCCAAGCCCTGACTGTAAAGTCATACAGGCTTTCCTCGTAATTTTTGGCCTTTAATTGGCGAACAAGTTCCCGCCGCTGGCCTTCTGTCAGGTTTTGTAAATCTATTGCCATACACAGAAATTACCACGCCAAGGAAACGCCGACAAATTTGCCTGTTTACTTGGTTTTGACTTTAACTTTTACCCGAAACGCGCTCTTGGATTTTTCATACTGATCCATTGCCTTAAACACGCTTTCAAGTAATTCTTCATATCGGCATATTTCTGCAAACCGCTCCTCAAGCAAGTCGGCGGCTTTCCATTCTACTGTTGTTTCTTTTGGCCAAGTAGACACGCCAGTCCGCGGGTCACGCTCGCTTTTTTCGCATTCTTCCGCCGCTTCCCTGAGGGCTTTAACTATGTCTGCCGGTAACATCATTGGCTGTCCTTCCACGCTACAAGGCACTTGCTGACCCACCACAAAACACCAAACCACAGATTAATCGCCAATGGCAATTCAATATACCAGTTCATTTTAATTACCCCTCTATGCCCTGATCATAAAAAACGCAAACCCAATAAGTCCAAGCATGACTGCAACCAATTCAATTGCTTCAGCCAAATTTTTCCCAATTTCAATCATTGTTTACTATCCCTCGCATTAAAATGTGAAAACCATTCACGCAGTTCAGTTTTTTCAAACTTTGAATAAATCCTCAACGTGTAATCATTTCAATTGTTCCGGTAAAACTTTAACCCACCTTTTTCCATCCAGCCATACTTGACCCGTTGGAGACCAATCCAAAACTCCAACTCGGTGTTCATCGTCGGGGTGGCGTTTAATCAGTTTGGTCAACTCCAATGCGCATTCTGCAATTTCTTGCCGATCATGTGCCAACGAAATGTCTGCGGAATAAACAGTCATAGTTTGCAATCGGAGCATCATGTTGCGCTTGTGCAGAGCATTGTACCATTCTGACAATTTCCTAGCATTTGGCCATCCTTGCCAATGTTCAGGCCCCAAGAACGTGTGATTGAGGTCATCGCCATCATAATGGATATTGAGCCAAGCCAATTCTTCCTTGGCATATGTTTTGCGCAACTTTATCCAATACGGATTAAATTGACGCCAAAAAGAATTAAACACATATTGGTGTTTTATATTCCAAACTTCCCCGATCACAATAAATTTAGAGCCTTCAACCCTTTTGATGGGAAATGAACCGCCATATGAGCCAACTGGTTGGTATAAATTCATTTTGGCGGCTCCGGTAATTTTCTATATTTATTATTTCTTATGTCTCTTACGTATCTTTCACTGACGCCATATTTGGCAGCGGCTAATCTGCTTGGTCCAGTTTCTTGTCGTATTTTATTAATTATATCATCGGTATATTTGACAAAATACGCTTGTTCATTTTTTGCAACAGGCGGCATTTTATTGCGTTGTTTGTTTTCCCTGTCATCCACATTGTCTTGCCGTGTTCCAACAAATAAATGTTCATGGTTTATGCACTTAGGATTGTCACAGGTATGACAAACAAACATTCCATCGGGAATTTCCCCAACATAAACTTCGTAAGCCAATCTATGGGCAGAAACAGACTTCCTGCTACCATCAGTACGGGAGCCTATAATTAAACGCCCGTACCCATTTCTTATTGTTGACTGCCATTCAATGCAGCCAGAAGGCATTGCCTTAGAAAGCCTATCAAGGCGTTCTTTTAATGGGTAAACTGTTTGACCACGTATCTTCATGGCATCCAGTATAACATCATTTTCCGGCGGGGCAAGGAGGAAGTGGCATCCAATGAGTAACCTGACACTCTTCATAATCATATTCAGTCGCTTCATTTGGATCACAAATCCATGAATTACGATGCCACTTAACAGTTGCAATTCCTGATATGGATTCAAACCCACAACGACCATAAGCAAGAATGCGCGTTCCATCTTTTGGCGCGGTTTCTATTGGTTGCCATTCAGTCATACATTTATTCCCTTTGAAAACAGATGATATTCTCCTTCAAAGTCATCAGGCTCTGCATCACGTATTATGTATGATGATTTGAGATCATCGTTGCATCTTGCCCAGTGATCTTTGGCATCCCTATTGCTTAACAGGCATTTTCTAAAATTCCCTTGTGTCGTCGTGTATTCAATCACAACCCAATCCGGCTGAGGAACTTGTTTAATTGTTTGTGGTTCAATGCCACCACTCATGACCGCACCATCCTTTCAAAAAGTTGTTCCAAACAAAATCATTGAAATAATTTCTAGCAAAAATGTCCATAAGATAAAAAACACAATGATGGCTGCTGGAAATACAAATCCAATCAACATTATCGTGCTGAACACAGCAAATGGCTTATCCACGCCGGGTTGGTTTAAGAAGTACCGATAAATAGATTCCATGACTGCACCATCCCGCAATAACCGTGGGTTGTACTAAATTTTTCTTCGCGCTTTAGAGTATTTTCATCATACTCAAAATAAGTCGTCCACCGCCAAGCCATGCAATCTGGGCCATAGCACTCATGTTCTGATGCCATAACAGCATCATGAACCATTAATAAGCCGCCCATTGATGATAGACAGATTTTCTTTTTAGCCTCTTCAGGCGTCACATAATGCGGGTTATCAGTAGTCGTCATTGTCTTCTTCCTTATCCATGTCTTTTACGATGCGTTTGATTGAAAGTATCTCGCCAAGGACATAGCGAAACGCGGACAATTCAGGAACTGTAAGTTCCACGCGGTTTGATCCTTGGCGAATAACGAGAACGCTGGGTGTGCCGGGAGTAAACTTCATTGTTGTGACTGTTGGGCCTCTATCGCACTCTCGTTTCAAAGAGAATGACATTTCCATTGTGCTTTTCATTTGTCTTTGTCCCATGAAAATTTAGGCAGTGTTACTTTTGACTTTTCGGGGCTGAGTGTTGCCCGTATCTTTTGCAGCCGCTTTTCTTCGCGGACTGTAGTGAGCCTGACCCTGTACCCGGGGTCTAGGCTATTCCCTATGCCGGAGTCACCGTGACTGCGCCTTGACTTTGGCATCAATTTTCTCCGCGTGTTCTAGCCAGTCGATAATTTCTTGCTGTACATCGGGCGAAAAATCTTTGAACCGGTCACTGTTCCGCATTTTTAAGAAATGATTTCTCATAAACACTTCCCACTTAACTTGCGCCTCAAAATCCGATTTTGTATCATCAAGCACAGCGTTTGCTTTGTCTTCGGCCACGGATGGGTGGTCGGGAATGTATGGTTCTAGGGGAAATGTATTTTCTCTATTTATAA